ATGACCTGGCCAATACATACCTGAACATCCATCCTAACTGCATGCACTCGTTCATCAAGTATACGACCATCGGGAAGACCGAAAAACAGATCCAGAAGGACAAGGACTTCTCGGACCCGGAAAAGAACCCCCTGGACCGGGATCCCAGGACAAAAAAGCAGATAAAGGCCTACCGTGAGAAAGAGCGGGAACGCCAGCGGTACCTGCGGGATGTGAGGCAGCATAAGGAGTACCGGGCTGTGCTGGGGGCGGATGTGCCGAAAGATCTTGTAAAGTTCCGGGAGATGAAGTATAATGGGGGAGAAAAGTGGAAAGAGCTACAAAAGTTATATCGAGGGAGCTCTTTTCTGCAGGAACGCTTGGACTACGAGATAGATGGAGAAAAAAAGTTCATCCCTCAGCACGCAAGGCTTGAGAATGTGCGGACGATCGCTGGAGCTGGGAGCAAGACAGCGTTGAGGGTGTCTGATAAGTTAGCAGAAAGATATGGTGGGAGTGCAGGAGAGTGGAAAAAGAGGGTCGGCAAGATCGAGAGCGGCAGATATGTCTTTGATATCCATTGGTATGAATTGGATGGAAAGCAGTATGGAGCAAAGGTCAAAGCGAGGACCGGAAAGGACAAGGGATGAGTGTACGATATTATACTCCTCCGGACCCGATCGATAAGCCAGAGGGCACTATGAGGCTACGTTATATCGGAGAGAGTTTTTATGTGGATGGCCTTACAGATGGGAAGGTCTATGAGGCGTGGGTGGATCCCGCTTCTGGGATGTACCGTGTCATCGACGATAGCGGGGAGGATTATCTATATTCTCCAGACGCCCCTGGGCCTATGGATGGGAGCGTCCCTAATGGGCGATGGGAAGTTGTGGAGGAGGGCTAGATGATCATCAGAGAATTTGACACAGTCCTGCTAAAGGATGGGAGAGAAGCGGCTATCGTGGAGGCGTTTGAAAACAAGGTGTTCATCGCCGATGTAGGGAGTTCCCCAAAAGACTGGGAGACTATAAGCATCAACATAGATGATATCGAGAGGATATTGCAGACCAGCAGCGAGTGAGCTGCTGGTCCCTTTATACCCATCTTTAGAAAGAGAGGATAGGATGATAGCCTACCATGGATACACCATAAGCCCGAACCAGCTGGAGACTGGGGAGGGCTTTTTGATATGCCGCAACGTCCCCATCGCCCGTACCGGGGAACAGGAGTACTTAGGCAGGGAGATCGGGCTCACGGGAGCGGATGCGGACCGGCTGATAAGGGTCCGCCGTCCCCCAGATGAAGTGTTCGCGGATGCCGCGCTGGCCTCCTTCGTGGGGAAGCCAGTCACTAACGACCATCCCCCGGACCTGATCGGGCCGGATGACGTGGCGGTCTATGAGAAGGGACATGCCCAGAACGTCCGGCAAGGGTCCGGGGAGTGGGAGGGCTATGTGCTGGCGGACCTCCACATCCATGACCGGACGCTCATCGAGGCCATCCAGGGCGGGAAGCGGGAGATCTCCTGCGGATATGCCTGCGAGTATGTCAGGGGAGCGGACGGGACCTACAGCCAGAAGGACATCATAGGGAACCATATAGCGGTCGTGGAACGGGGGAGAGCCGGGAAGCGGGCCGCTATATTAGATCATGATACAGCCAAAAAGGAAAAGGCCGCAAGGCCAGGAAGGAGAGCTATGAAAAAGAAAGGACTGATATTCAGCCTCTTTGGGCAGGCCGTGAAGGACAAGAGCCCGGAGGAGATCGAGCAGCTGGCGATGGATGCGGCGGCAGCCCTGGATGAGGAGACGACGCCACCGCCCAAGGAGGAGGCAAAAGAAGATAAGGAAAAGGCTCCGGGGACGGGCATGGCAGAGGATGCAGCGGCCATCGAAAAGGTAGTGGACCAGGTCATGGCCAAGCTCGCCGCAAAGGAAGCGGAGAAGGCGGCAAAAAAGAAGGAGGAGGCTAAGGACTCCCTGGATGCGGCCATCGAAGCGCTGTCCAAAGATGCAGCAGCGCCTGAGGGGGACAACAGCGGGGCGGACGGGGGAGCCGCCCGCGTGGTCCCTGCTGAAGGGGCGGACAAAGGCTGTGGGATGGACAGGGCCATGGCCGCGGGGATCCTAAAGGCTATGCGGCCGTCCGTGGCGGCCATCCAGGATGAGGCACAGCGCAAGGCCGTGTCCGACGCCCTGATCGGCCTGGTGACCGCAAAGGACGGGCGGGATGATACCGCCGCCATCCTAAGGGCCAGCCAAGGGAACGCACAGCGTATGGCGGACAGGGGGCCGGCTGCCATGGATATGGACGCGATCCAGGCGCTGTATGACAGCCAGAACCCCCACAAGAGAAAGGAGAGCGAGCGATGAGAGGACAGACGATCGGAAGGACGATGCCCCACGGCTATGCCGGGAGCTATGCGAGGCAGCCGGATATGGTGGTGGACACCGCACCTTTAAGCGGTACGGAGGCTATCCCCTTCGGCGCGCCGGTGGTGATGGGGATGGGCGGCACCGCTATGCCCTGGTCAGAGGGCTCTACGGCAGAGCAGTTCTGGGGCGTGGCCATCCGGGAGGTGAAGTCCGCCTGGGACTATGCGGCCCAGAACGAGGGCGCATACCGTCCGGGAGAGGCGGTCCCGGTGATGAAAAGGGGCTGCGTGAACGTGGTCTGCCAGTCCGGGGTACCAGCTCCGGGCGGGACCGTATACGTCCGCACAAAGGCGGATGCGGCGAAGCCCATGGCGGCGGTCGGCGGCTTTGAGGCAGCAGCGGACACTGGGAACAATGTGGCGCTCAAGGATGTACAGTGGAGGGGGACTGCAGACGCTAACGGAGTGGCGGAGCTGCGGATCTGTTCCATCCATAACGCGTGAGGAGGTAGATAGGATGGCATTTCAGAACGTTGGGACATTTGATATCGGGAGGGCCGCCACCCAGGCGGCCAGGAGCGGGAGCGCGGCGGTGTTCAACATGGACGCCGCCGGCATCGCGTCCGGCCAGGCTTTCTTAAGCTCCGAGCTGGAGAAGAGGGACAACCTGGTGCGGACGCCCCTCACCAGTTTCACCTATGCCCGGGATATCCCGATCCGGGTGGGCGGGGGATGGGCCGAGACCATCTCCGCCATGCAGGTAGGGTACGGCGTCACCGGAGGCTCCGGGGACGGCCTGATGCACGCCGGCGGGGCCAACGGGATCCCCATGGTCCAGGCGGATTTCTCCAAGGGCCTGTACAAGGCCCATATGATCGCAGCCGGCACCCGGGTGATGTGGATCGACATGCAGCGGGGCAACATGACCGGCAGGAACATCGACAGCCTGCTCCGTGACGGCCTGCGGATGGCCTATGACAAGCACATGGAGGAGAACACCTATGTGGGCTTTGCCCGGTACGGCACCACCGGCCTGGTGAACGCCCCGGATGCCACGGTCATGGACGCATCCTCCAACGGGGAGGCCAGCCCCAGCACGGCCTGGAAGGACAAGACCCCGGACCAGATCCTCAAAGATGTGAACGATGTGATCTTAGCCACCTGGGCCAGGGCGGAGTATGACCGGGACGCGATCTGCGACCATATCATCATGCCCTATGAGCAGTACAACTATAGCGCCACCACCAAGGTGACGGAGCTGGCCGAGAAGACCATCCTCACCTTCCTCCTAGAGAACAACGTAGCTAAGCACAACGGCGCGGACCTCTTCATCGGGGCCACCGGCTGGTGCAAGGGCGCGGGGGATGACGGCGTGGACCGGCTGGTATGCTACTGCAACAAGGAGCGGTACATCGCCATGGATGAGCTGGCCCCCCTGACCAGGGCCATGACCAGCCCCAACACGGAGAACTTCTGCTATGACACGGCCTATGCCGGCAACCTGTCCGAGGTGGAGGTGTTCTATGACCAGACCATCACCTACATGGACGGGATCTAAAGGAGGGAGCGCTATGTTCATCATATCCAAGCGGAACTATAACGTGAGGCGGGCCGATGGCTCGCTCTTTTTGATAAAAAAGGACTACATCGGGGAGATCCCGGAGGATGTGGCCGCATCCCAGTTGGTGCAGAGGGCCATCCGGGGCGGGATGATCGCCATCCCCCAGGGGAAGGCGGACGCGCAGCTGGAGCAGGCGGATGCCGCTGCAGGAGAGAGGGAGGAAAGGAACGATATCCGCCCGGATGCCGGCGATCATGCTGCCGGTCAGGGAGGCCAAGATGGGGGAGGGACGGATGGTCCTGACGGACCAGCGGATACCGATGGGCAGGATGCCGCTACCGGACCGGCGGATGCCAAAGGGAAAGGTACTGGGGAGAAGGGGAAGAAAAAGAGATCGAAAGAGTAAGGGA